CCTCATATACATCATCAACGAAAACCTTAGTGAACTCTGCTTCATATTCAATGTTGTATGAAGTCTCGTAGTCCCCAGAGTAAACCGATTCGTAGTCCCCAATATAAATCGATGCAAAGTCACCAGTGTAGTCACCGGTGTATTCTGTCTCATAACTCTCTTCGTATACCTTCTCAAAGTTACCGGTATAGTCACCTGTATAAGAACCTGTATACTCTTCTTCGTATAGTGCCTCACCGGTGTAGCCTGGATCATCAAAGAATGTTCTTCGTGTGTCGACTGCAGTACCACGCGCTTCCCATGTGCCTGTATCTGTGGGTGGGCCTTGTACCGATGACCTTAACTGATAAGTTCCTATACCAGTGTCCATAATCAATTTCTTGACTCGTTCACCAAAGGTGAACTGCATATCAAGATCTTCCATTGCCTTCAGACCGGCAAAGATACCGTTCTGTCTAAAGATGGATATTGGATTAACGGTTGTAGGTTGAGTACCATTGGTTCGAATCCAGATACTCTGACCAATACTTGATCCATCACCTCGTGTATCGACAAAGATGTTTTCAAGGAAAACTGTCCAATCAGAACTAGGAGCTGCTGCACCCAATCGGAATACGCCAGGATATTCGTTGTTAACTATTTTAGAAACAAACCGTTCACACAACACATCCAGTTCTGAATCAGACATCTCCTTGAGACCAGTATTGGTTTCATTCCAATACACTGGATTCTTTTTGCGAGGGCCTGAGGTTTCTACCGGACTCTGCGCGGGTGTGTTTTGATAAAGATCTGTTTCGGTAATGACTGTGTCTGGTGGTCGATTCAACTGCACACTGATCGTGGGAAAACTAATTGATTCATTTGCAGTCGGTGTGCCATTGTCGTTGTCTACCGACGACAGGTTGAGTACAATGTTTAGAGACCCTTCGTCTTCAAGTTCGAAACGGAATGTGGTTTCGAATGTACCGCTAAGAGTTGGGTCAACAAAATCCTGCCATGTAGAACTGGTTGTGCTTCCGGATGTGACTGTTGGAGATACATCTTTTGTGAGAGCAGTGAATGTCGAACTACCGGAAGTGGATACCGAATAGGTTATGGACTCAAATCCATTACCAGTGGACGTTGCATTACCTGACACCACGATTTCGATCACGTCATCGACATAGAGAGTGGTTGGTATACCACCGCTCGATGCGGTAATCGTGTGCGTTGACTGAGTTACGTCCGACGTGATAGTGGCGGAAACACCTGCACTTGAGGTGATCGCTGGTGCGGTTGTGCCATCAATAAACTGAGTGTCTTCGTAGGTACCGACAAGAGTTCCACCACTGAAACGTGACAGTGCAGAACTCGCACTGGAATCTATAAGACTGAGGTGCGTCCCCGCCTGAAAGGCAAGATAATCCTCTTCAGCAAGCTGAAGTTGTTTCAACTCTCCTGCTGACAGATTTTTTAAGGGACGGTATGGCATTAACTACTTACTCAAAAACATTTCTTCTATTTATGGGTTTTTTGAAGTAGTATATTCAATGCCTCCTTGATTTCAGATATGTCAGACTCTAGGTTGTCAAGACGTTCTCTGTCTTTCTTCAACTCCAGATCCTTTTGTTCTTGTCGTAGTTTTTTCTCTACCGCTTGACGAATCCGAACGCGATCGGTATTAAGGATCGCGTTGGATTCCATGTCACGGACTAGGTTTGGATGCCCTTCCACCGGCACATAACGATTACCCATAGTTTATTTCGCCAAAAATTTGAAGTTCATATCGCGCACTCTGATAGGGTTATCCTGACCTTTCATTACAAACTTACCTTGTCCTTTATAGAATGGATCAAGTGTACCACCCAAACCACCAGCTAACCACTGTTGTCGTTCAAAGACACCGTCATTACGAACTGAGAGGTCGTTAAGAGGTGCTTGATAAATCCAAGGTTTTTGTGTAATGTCTTCATCTGCACCCGCAGTTCTGAAGTAGAAGTCGACACCCGCACCTTCCGGAACACTCAGATCCGCACGAACATCAATTGCACGTGCAGGTTCTAATACAGTGACCGGAGCGGTGATGTGCCTTGATCCACCGGTAGCACCTACTGGTGATGTTTCAGAAACATTATTGACAAGATCCGGTGTATCACTGTCGTCCATCATGTAACCCGCAACAATAAGTGATGCTCTCTGCAGATCCACGATAGGTGAAACATAGTCGTTACTGGTCTTGAAGTCCGCCTTAACAAACAATGACTTACCACCGTTTCCGTTTGATGTCAACTCACCGGCTTCAATGGTTGGATTGTAAATCGCCTTTGGTTTTGCAAAGTCAATGTTTTCGTTTGGTGTGATACGGCGATACTGTGGATCAAGAGTGAATCTTGTTGTAGTACCACTGACATACTTACCCGTGGTGAACTTCGCAGAGACATCCAGTGACGTTTGCTTCGGTATGTTGTTTTCCATTGACAGGTTCGCGACAGAGAATGTTCTGTTCTCTACGTTTAGAACACCGGTACCACCCGCAAATCCAGTTGCAGTCGCGGCAGTGGATACCTGAACACCGACTGATTTTAACGACTTGGACAGAATGGTGTGTGTCGCATTAATTTCAGAAATTGGAATACCGTTAAGATTACTTCCACTGTTACCCTCAACACCAGAGATTGTGATCTCATCACCCACATCAAGACCATGACCTTCATGTCGAATTGCAATGAAGTTCTTGTTCAACGATGTGTAGATAGGATCTGCAACCAGTTCCTTACTTGGAAGGTCGATGTTAGTCAATATAAGTGAACCACCACCAAGACTAAATTTGGCACGAGTTAACTTGAACATGAGATCCGTGTCTTTTGACCCTACGTAGTTTGTACTACTCTGTGGTAGGAACAGCTCGCCAGGGATTGGTTGTGTCGACACTGTGCGAGAGGTTGAACCATATACGTTCTCTGTAGTCTTCGCAGCATACACTTCATATTCGGTTGATGCAGACTGCAGACAGATCGCATAGTGAGTCCACGGTTGAAGGTATACAGGTTCCTCAAACTCAAAGGTTGTTTCATTACCCTGAATAACCGACAGTGTTGGACTACCACTTGTTATCGTAATCTCTGAGGCCTTCTTGTAGACATAAGAATCTGGAACGACTGTGTTCGCAGAAGGTTTACCATTCTCCACCGGACGTATTGTCAAACTGATCGGTAGATTTCCGGTATCTTTGGCACGGAAGAACAGATCGACCTTTGTCAGAACAAGACCGTAGGGGTTGTCAACATAGAATGACTGTGCGAGTGGATTCTCTGCAGGCATCAATGGGCCTACAACACCACCTGATTGACGATTTTGGTCGAGTGTAATATAATCAGAAAGAACACCCGACATAGTGTTGTCGTTGTCGATCGTAGTCAACTCTGCGGCTGTGAGACCCGCTTGGTTTGTACCATACTTACCCGCGAGTTTTGGATCAACGAGGTTGATGTCACCCGATGCAATCTTGTCAAGAACATCCTTGACCTCTTTTGGTGAGAAAGTATTGTAACGATTCATGAGATATGAGAACGGTACAACTGACTCAGGGTAACGTAACCACTTCCATCGATTCCAGAATCTAAATGGGCCACCCCATGCAACATAGTATGCAAATGCTTTACTACCTGCCTGTGCCCAGTCTGGTGTGTTGATGTCTAACAACTGGAATTCACGAACACCCGCACGGAATCGATTCTCTGTAAATGGATATTGCTTGTCAGCCTTATTCAATCGACGATACACACTTTGAGCACGATTAGATGGAATGAAGAATGATCCAATCACTTCACCGTTTGCGTCGGTCGTCAGTTCAGTAGAACCTTCAGGGTGTTCATTGAGATCTATGCCGTATCGATTACCCGCGTTTTCATAAATTGTTACTGTGGTGTTGTCTGACCATGTCTTGAACGTGGTCTCTTCACGACAGAACGCAGACACATCCTTTCCGTCAAAGAATGGTGTGAACTTGGTATTTGGTCTCAGACCCTTCGCATGGAAGTAAATCTTTCGAGAACGAATCCAAGGGGTGAGTGCGACATCCTTATAACGATCACCCATTTGATGACGAATCGTCTCAGAAGAAACAACTCGGCTCACGTGTCGTGGTGTACCCGTCTCTCTTGGATATGTACTATACTGTTCCTTGATAGATTGATATCGATCATCATATGTTCGGGTTGACTGATACTCAGGGCCGTTACCACGTGCAACACGACCCAACCAGTTCCATTGCCAGTTATTCCATAGGAATGCCTGTTTGGTATCGAGTCTGTTGCGATTATTCTCAACGGTTCGTGTCGCTGGTGTCTTGGAGTCTTTCCAATCATCTGAAGATGGAGACAGACGGATACTACCCAAGAACGGTGAGTTACCGGTGGGGTTGACCTTGACTGAAGTAGAAGCGAGTTCTTGGAACGCCCACTGTTCATCCGTGTGTGTCAGATAGACATTGTCACCTTTCTTGACAACACCACTAGACAAAGAACCATCGTATATCAGACGAACGTTGTCTTCGTCCAACATGGGTTGGAAAACGCCACTCTCTGGATCAAGAGATGAACCATAGTCGTCATTCTCTGTATCAGAACCAGTCTGATCTGAACCATCATCTGTCTGAGATCCAACAACCACACGTTCGTTACCTGCACTGTCGAGAGACGGTTCGTGGAAAGCACGTAACTCTGCGATATTGAGTCTGGTGTATTCCTCCAGACGATCCAGTTTTGCTTCCAGACCAGCGATGTCTTTCATCGTGTAGTGTTTGTGTTCTACTGGCACAAACGCGAGGTCAGTCTCATCCAGAGTGTTTGGGTTCAATGTGATCTTAAACAGATCGAGTGCATTCTCAGGTGTAGCCTTAAACTGCGGGAATTCTGCCTGTTGACCCATCAACAACTGAACGTCACCTTCCTGTGTCAGAATCAGTTTGTCTGAACGAGGTAGGTAGTAACTAACGTCTGCAGTGACGTTGTCACCAGACTTTGGAAGGTACTTTATATTGCTTATCGTGCCAAGTTGTGATGCGGAATCCCGATCAATGAAATCAGATCGGAAATCCAGATAGTTAAATAGACTAACTTCTGTTCCATCTGCAGTAACATGAGTTGGAATGTTTGAGTAACCCAATGTGTTATATGAAGACGCGGCAAAGAAGTCGCCATCTCCGTTGTGCTGCAATCGCGAATACTTGACGTAGATCTTGCCTGGAGCTGAGTCTTCACCATCAAGGATTAAACGACTACGACGATATAAATTGTCTCTCTGACCGTCATCGAATATCATACTTGGTAGTATATTCGAACCGGAGCTAGTGAATCGACGCGCCGAGTCTACTTCATAGACATCAACGTGTGCAAATTTGTAGTAACTAACATTGTCACTGTCAATACGATATAGAGTGTCTGTGATATCATCGACCTTAGTCTTTGTTGCAATACTACCGGTCTTCTGAACATAGTAGGTGACTAAAAGATCACCACTCAACGTGTCGTTAGTGCCATTGAAATTGCTTATAACACCTGTTGAAGTATCGACATCATGAGTTATGTCAAAATTTGACACAGTAGACACAATCCAATTTGTTCCGTCAACAAATTGTTCATTGTCTGCAGAAACCAGTTCAGAAGATATATCAGCTGTTGCTACCGGAGTTCCACCCAGAGCGACTGTTACCTGCCGTTGTACTGTTAAGGTGATATCAGAGATAGACTCAAGTCTTGGTCTAGCAGTAGGCATCAACAAGTCATTTCTTTGAGTGCCATATAAGAGAGTGCCGTTCTGTGGTGTACGTGCAACTACAAGATTGTTATTCGACGTGAGACCAATGGTTTGGATGTCTTTGATTGACTCACCATCGTCGATGAATATATTTTCAACGTAAACACGGTGTGTTGCACCAAGTTCTAAATCTGCTCTTTTCTCAATGTGTCTTACTCGACAACGGCCGATAGTATCATTCGATGGGTTGGTTGCATTTTTTGAAAGAAGAACAAAACCATCGTTAGAACCAGCACCAGTAATGTCTGGAACCAATTTACCAGATTTTATTAGAAAATAGTTACCATACTCAACCGGAACTACATCTGATACAATTGTATCCGTCTTCTGTGGTCTTGGAACCTGCAACTTAACGGGAGTTGGATTTTCTACTCGATAACCGTTGACATATGCCATACCAGATGATACAATAAGTTCAAGAGAGGAATCGTTTGCGACTGCGTCCTCAAAGTGAATACTGTATGGGTTGACGATATAGTCACCAGACTCTTCGTTTGTTCTTAAAGCAAGTAGATCGTTGATCTTGTTATATGCGTCTGTCTCATCGATACCCTCAACGATGGTTGAGTTCTCGATGTTCGCAAGGAATACGAACGTGTCGTCTGTACTCAAGTCTGCTTTGTCTGTCAACGTCAGTGTGATACGATATCGGTCAGCGCCTGGAGCTGCTGTGTTTGTCACACCACCGGTGTTGTCATAAAGTGAGGTATCGTCCGCAATGGTGACCACATCTTGATCGACCTTGAAACCCACTGTACCGGTAAACGATTGTGTGTATGGGCTGAGAATGATTGACTGCTTTGATGCGTTAACGAAACGACCCAAGACGAAAAAGTCACCGGTTTCTACGTCGAGTCGGGTACCTCGACCAGAAGCGTCAGTTCCTTTCGTTACAAGTTCGTATCCAGTTCCAGAAATATCGTTAAGTGTAACACCATCACCGAATCGTGATGGAGAACTTCCAATCGCCTCTAAACTGTCGTCGATGTATTGAATGTAAAGAGTGTTGGTGTCAAACCCCGCAGAGGTTGCCTGAATCTGCACCTGAATAACTTTAGCTGAAATACCAGTTACAGTGTCTTGAAAAACTGTCCCAATCGGAATGTCTGCAAACGCACCACCTTGGTTGGTTGATGCAATCTTTACGTATTCGAGTGATGAATTGATTGACATACCACCAGACGAAACGGCAGCACCCTCTTTAAAGACATTACGACCCAATCTACTAATTTCTTTGTAGATAAGAGTCTGTAACTGTGTCAGTTCTCGTGCTTGTAACGCTCGACCACTGTTGAACAGTATTTGATGAAAATGTTTGTCAACATTGTAATCATCGTTATACGTTCCTTGTAGCGTATTGGATGTAAATGTGGTTGTCATATTTTACCCTTTAGTCTGTACCCAAGTCTAGGATAATCTTAATATCTTCGGTTTGTGTTGAACTGCGTGATACCGCATTGTCTAGGTTATTTATGTACAAAAGATCACCGGAATATCGGTCAACAGTTGGATCACCTAGGCCTCCAGTTCCATTGATTGTTCTTTGTTTTGCGGTGTCGACTACGGAAGCTATTGTCTCACCTTCAGAGAATGCACCAAAACCAGTTGAGTCGTTCTGAACATAATATAACTTATTATTGGAAGTGTCGTGCCAATACGTTTTGCCTTGTGCATTACCGGACTGACCTTCGAATATTTCATCTACGGTAAAGTCACCGCCGGCGCCAACGTTGAAGAAATCCATTGTATTTCCTGCAAGGTTGGTGAACAGTCTGTCTGAATCATATCTCTTCGGATTTTTGATTAACATTATCTGTTTAAATGAATTCGGATCACCTGCGTCAGTGCTTACCGGAATGAGTCCTGATTCGTCGTCTTGAATCGTTGTCTGAACCATTAACTGAGTTGCACGTAATGTGGTCACTGGATCTGCAGCGATACCACCTTTCGGTGCAATGACCGGTCTAAGAATAGCAGATGAATTGATACCGGTAAATGTAACCTTTGCGGTGTTGTATCCTTTTCCGTGTTGCAACAGACCAAACCCATCGGAATCGACTGTGATTTTAGTAATCTTTCCGTTGTTCACGAATGCAGTGAAAGACGCAGCGTCCGCAGTGCTATCCTGCAACCCTTCAATTAAAATTGTTGGTGCAACCGTGTAACCAGTACCACCAGAGTCAATTGCAATGCTTAAAATCTCTCCACTTAACTTCTGATTCTGAACACTAAATTGAACTGCCTCTTCTGCAATATTTGACGATGCAGAAATTCTTTGCACAGGCATCAAGGATGCGGTCTCAAATCTTTCTAGTGTCACACCGGAGTGTGGAAAAAGGTATCTCCAAACATAACCATCTGAGGTTCTAAAAGAATTGTTTCTCGACTTATATGCAGTAGCGAGTGCTTCTGTTGGTTCAATCGTTGAGTTTCTAGCTGTACCAGTATTGTCTTTGGATTGTTCGATACAGACAAAGACCTCATCGTTACTGTTGATTACATAGTAGAGTGTTTGGTCTGGTTTGTCGTTGTCATATGCATTGTAAATCTGACCGGAAGACCATGTATACTTTGGAACGACATATGAATGGTTACTGATCACCTTCATGAAGTTCATTTCATTACGTGCACGTTCCTGTCGATACACAGTATCCGACGAAGAGTCCGCACTGGATATTCCGATATAATAGTTTGAAGTGCCGGATTCAAGGTCTGCCTTGAACAAATCAAGTAGACTCTTTTTACCGATATTTGAAATAAAACTTGCCATCTATTATGCTCTCAAAGTTATAGGTCTATTTATACTGAGGTTGTCGACACAGAAGTTACCAATGACTCAGCTGCATCATATCTCAATACATTATTTCTAAGTGGTGTAATCGAAGCTGCATTTGCGGGTAGTGCTCTTATCTTTACAAAAGTTCCCCCGATTAATGAGATCGAAAAGTCTTCTAAAGTTATTACTCCAGATGATGCATCATATGAACCAACGTTATCAACTATGATATCACTACCACTGAATATTTCCAAAGCATTAGAGTTGAGTCGATTACGTAACTGACATGATCGTCCTCTGAATCTGAAACTATCAGATGAAATTACATACACTTCATCGTCTGGTGAAGCAATGCTGGACGCAAAACTGATTGTATAACCCGACACACCGGTGCGCGGAGTAAATCTCTTCTGCATCTTGATAATCGCACGACTCGAAAGAACCGATGCGTCTGTTTCGTCGATGTCTGTCAGTAGATTAGAACGACGGAATGATTGGTCAAAATCTCCTAGATTTTCATCGAAATATGACTGCATCTTGGACTTGACTGAGTTCTCAACTGAACTTGCATTGAGTGAAGTAAGGTTCGGATTAAACTGGAAGAACACATCAGCTTCAATGAATGTCTCAACTGGATCAACGAAAGACACATCGAATGTCACGACTGACAGTGTGTCAAATAGATCTCGAATACCATCTTTGGTGTTCTGTTGTACTGTCTCATCATCCGTATTAAAAACCAGTGAAGTGAATACGGTGCCATATTGAGGTGGAACATTGTCCTCGCCGCCCCATGTCTGAACATCCGACACTACATTACCATACTCACGCAGAATTAACGCAGAGTAATCTTGTGCAGTTACCGCACGGTTCTGTGCAGCATACTGATAAGGAGCATTCTTACGAATTGACTCAGGTGTTTCTTTCAGTGATCCACCAGAAGAAAGTGTGGTAGTCGTTATATTAATTGTTTTTGAGTTTCCTGCGGTATCGGTCAATGTCGATTCTGGTTCAAAGGTTCTTGCACCGTTTGCCTCAGGGCCTGCGACCACATCATATAAGACTTCTATCTTGTTTCCGTTATCGGGTGATACACCAAGTCGAGAACCGTTTGAGAATGTAACCTCATAGAAACCATTCGGCGTTTCTTTCACAACAAAGATTTTAGACTGTTCGGTAATCGATGCTGTTGTGTTGAGGTTTGTGTACGTGTCATATGCAAGAGTTGACGTATCAGCATACACTCTTACTTGCACCGTGTCAAGATCTAATCGTGATTCCGGAATTACATAAGAATCATTCTCTTCGGGTGGGCCTGCAATGAATGTCTTGGTTCGTGACTGACCTTCGTAGATCTGGACATTGGTGTTGCCATCTAGTGCAAAGTAGTAAATTCCATTTCCATCATTTGTTGCAGTCAACACGTCTCGTGTCTTGAAAGTATATGTCTTCTCAGCAACCGTTGTGGTGAATGATGTTCCCTTTGGCATAGACACAGATGATGGGCCATCGGTGGGGTATTCTACGTACATCCGAACAACCGCAAAGGATGCATTGCGTGAACCAACCACATAACCTAGTCCACTTGCAAGACCAACGAGAGAAGACCGCAACTGTGCGGTCGACAAGAATGATTCGTTTAGTGCGAAGTTTGCTAACAGGGCATTATAGTGTGTGTTGTATGCAAGCACATCCAATAGATTGGACAAACCAGACGCCTCAAAATTGTAATCTGAGAACTGATCTTTTTGTGCAAGGAACAGTTTTAGATTATTCTTAATCGTATTGAAATCTAACTCTGTTGATTTTATTGTAGTCGCCATTTACTTTTCCTGTTAGAATTGGTTACCAATGAGTACAAATTCGTCTTCTGTTAGTAGTGAGAACTCATCCGGATCACCTACGGTCAATAGTGAGCCTGGTAGGATACCAAGTTCATCCGCACGGAGTAGATCACCACCCAAGGTCACGAGTCGTTCACCTTCTGTTGTCAAAATAATCTCATCGGGTTCGACTGGTGGTGTGACCGGTAACACAACTGCCGCAGCGGTTGGTGTGTCAGTCAATCTAATTCTCAATTGATCAGAGACCTGAGAGTTAACGATTCTAAACTCAAGAACCACCGATACACTATTGTAGTCCGGAGTCGCAACGATCTTTAGATCAAGAATCTTTGCACGTGGTTCATATCGTTGAATCGCAGACTTGATCCGCGAGACCATGAGGTCACCGGTATTCCCGTCCATCAACTCAAACAACAAACCACTCAAGTCGCCACCAAACTGAGGGCGATATGGTTTCTCATATCTATTCGTCAATAACAGGTTCTTGATGGACTGTTTAACCGAAGCTGCATCAGTCTTGACAAGGATATCACCATCCCCGTCTGTATAGGTTGGTTCAATCCTCGCTTCTAATGACAGATCTATATCAGAGTATAGACGCTCGCGAACGACGCGGTTACTCCGACTTAGATTGCCATCTTCACTTGAGAATATTTTTGCCATCAATGAAACCTTTTCTTTTTATTTATATCATTCCGGTAGGATCTCTAACAACTCATTTTGAGTCTGCAGAGTATTATTGAAACTTGTCTTCAGACGATATTCATAAGATACGTCGTAGGATTCAGGCACCTCAGGCATGGTCAAAAGAATAGATGCAACGAGTTCGTCATTGGGGTCATACGTGTCATATGCTAACTCAAGTTCTGTGTAGTTGATGTAATCTTTCCAGAACACTGCGAGTTCATACGTTTTGACCGGATCGTTTTTTCCGTTGCGATCAATCAACTGATACCCTATACCACGACCAAACCGACGTTCCTCATTGAAACCCCCAGGCTTCTCACCGACATATCCGGCCGACGTAAAGTCTTGATAAGGTTCATACACTCCGTCAGATACAATCAATCGGTGTTGTGCAAACTCAGGGTTACCAATCACAGTATTCAATGCATTGGCGTGTAACACCAGATTACGTGCAACCTGCAGTCGATCTACTGGGCCTGAGAAGTCTTCATTATACAATCGATCAAACTGAGTGCGAGATCCAATTGCACCCAAAAACTTCGCACACGTAATTCCGTTACCCAATTTGGTAGACGATGTAATCTCACCACTAGGTTTGTATTGAGGGTCAACGAGTATCTTCATTTTGTATTTACCTTGAATCGTTTACTGCGATTGTCTGCGGGGTTGTTACCCAATAGTTCACTACCGAATCTGACCGTTCCTTTCTTCGAAGCACTACGTCCAATGTTGGTAGGCAGATTCTTTTTGAAACTGGAATTCAGTTTACCCTCACCCACCAAGAAACTGGTAAACTCATCATTGTCATGATTCGCACGATCACGCAACTTCGACCGTATTTCGTGTATGCTTGGATCGTGACTGAACAACTCTTTATAGTCATCGGATCGTTTGATCTTGTCCGCAAGTTCGGGGTCAACACCAATCTGTCTAATACCATACTGAGATGTAGACAACAACATTTCAGTGATGTCTGTTGTGGGTAGTGGTGCAGTGGGTTCGAGTGGGTTGTAAGGCATGATACCCTCTTTAGGTATCGCAGGCGGTAAAACGACAGTTTTAACAGCAGATGCTTTGAGTGCTTTTGCTGCGCCTTCTGCAAATTTAGCTTCTGTTGATTTCATCGCATAGTCTGCGTGAATCGCTTCTGTTGCACGACCCACAAACACACCATAGAATGTGGACAGGTTTGTGTTCTCTCCAGGCTTACCACCATAGGTATTACCGTAGTAGTCGTGATTCGGGCCACCAAATGTTCCTTTCTGACCGATTGCAGTCAACGATCTTGCCGCCATGTTGGTTGTTGATGCAGCAGATACCCATTCGTTCACCGCAGTGGTGATCAAGTCTTGACCAGTGAGAATCTCTGTGGTTGCTTCAGTCAACATATTATTGTTGCCTTTGGTGACAATGTATCGATCACCCAATACTGTGTCGACACTCTGACCAATGACCTGATTACCTCGTGTCCCCCGAATCACATAGTTCTGATCACGGTTTACGGTCTTGGTGTGTCGTCCCTTGATTTCCTCTTTCTTATCTCCTGCAACATCGATGTTGTAATCACCGCCAACAGAAACATTGAAATCACCGTCGATACGTAGATCAACATTACCTTTGTAAACAAGATCTCCCTCTCCCTCTACGATTACCTTTGAGTCTCCACCCACGACTTCGACTCGTTGTTTGCGTGTTGATATGAGAACAGAACCATCTGCACGGAGTTCAATCCCCGCACCTGTTCGATGTTTGATGAGAACACGTTCACCGCCTGGCGTATCGTCCATCTCGAACGAGTGACCCGATGGTGTCTCCTGTATCTGGTTGAACGGAAAGATAGACGGTTCCTGATCTGGTAGATCTAGGTCGACGCCAATATCTCCACCACCAATCGACAACCGGTTGACCGTTTCTCCTGTGGCAGCTTTGTTGATTGATGTGTCGTAGAAGTATTCTCTCTTCGGAAACTCACCCGATGGGTCTGCGAACCCTTCGCGGGGAATACCCTCAGTAACCTCTTTACCTAGACCCGCATTATCCGTTCCAACGCGGACTCTATATTCATCTGAAAAATTCGTCATGAGTTTATCTCATCTGCAGTGAATGGACTCTGTGTCTCAGGTGACGTAAACTTAGAGTCCTTGTCAAAGTTTGCTTTTACGTATGCACGAACGTCAAAGCCTGGATCATTCGTCAAGAGATCAATGTCACTGTGACCAAGGATCTGACCGCCAGGCCATACAGCATAAAATGATCGACAGAAGTGATCAAATGTGTTAAACTGTGAACGTGTCAAGGATCTAACCGATATAAAGTCTTCAAGGTTTCTTGTCTCGCTGGGAACATTGATACCACCGATAAACACAATTGCAATACTGCGAGAGTCGTGTCCGTTGTTGGATGCGTGTTGACCTTGAAGATTTACAGGGCGACCTCGTTGCAAAGAACCATCTCGACGAATGATATAGTGATATCCAATTCCATTAAGACCAGCATCAAGGTGAATGTCGTTGATCTCTTCACTTCCTATGTTCTTGTTAGTCGGAGTTTCACTCCAGTGCACCACGACTTCTGTGATGTCACGAGTGACCTCTTTCAGTTCTGCCTGCAGTTCCTCGACTGAAGATATGTAGGGGAACACCGGATCACCTTGACCACCATTCCATTCGTCTGCATACGAACCGATCACATAAGGTTCATCGAACACTGGTTGATCAATCTCTGGTTCCAGTGCGGTCGTGATAGTGGTGTCAATCTGACGTAGTCGACTTTGAATCAACGAGTTATCAATATTGATTTTATTCCTTATCAAATCCACAGCACGACTAAAATCTGTAGGATTACCTTGCGACAAATTGATTACACTGTTTAGTTCTGTTCTACTGAGTTTCTTAGGTGCGACTAATTCCTGCAGATCATTTGCAACCGTGGTGAATGTGTCCGCACTCAAAGATTGTACAACACCCACCTCGCCATCACCCGCAACACGAGAGGCAATCGTGTTAACTTTTTCTGTCGCAAGTTCTTGATATTTGTCACGCAACTGTTGTTGTGTGCGTATAGATTTGATGACCTCAACCCCATCCTTTCCACCGGTCAAGTCAGAGAAATCTGCAGAACCGGCAGCCAAGTTTGCCTTTGTCTCTTTGTCCTTTGTAACCAATGACTGCAGAGTCGCGAGAGGTTTGTCCTTGACATTCTGAATCGCAGCATTAAACTCACCAAGGTTTGCGGTTCGTGCATCTACCTCCGCTACCTGTGTTATCGCACCTGAAACCACTTCTCCAAAATTGGGTTGAGTTGAATCTGCTTCGATTAGACTTGTATCAATGTATTGCACTCGGCGGTTGATGTCCGCTCCTGCACCGGTCGCTTCAAGAACATCGGTGACACTCGTAATGGTATCACTTGCAAGAGAGTTGATTGTCTCGCTGGTAAACGCACCGATTTTACCTTCGACTCGTGTGACTGCTTTGAGTAGTCCATCTGGTGATGCATCAAGAACCTGTTTTTGCAGGTTTCCACCACCCACATCAAGGCCTGTAATTTGTTTTAGAACATCTGAGATGGTACTACCGCCTCCGGTTGGTTCGAGAGAACTTGTGTCCGGAACCTGAATAGACATACCATTACCAAGATCTAATGACGTGAAACTAATCTGTATCTTTGATGTAGTAGGTGCCGTGACATTGCCAATCAACTCATCAACCATGTTGGTCGCGAGATTATCGATACTCTTTGACGTTTCGTTCAGTAACCCTTCGGTAGTTGTGTTGTTCAGTTTATTCTGAAACTTATCGAACTTTGATGTGAGAGACTGCACTCCGCCTTTGACTTCGTTTGCAATGCCACCGACCTGTGTCTCAAGTGCATCCTTTTGTGCATTGATTGCCTGTTGTGCCTGAGCTCTTACATCAACCTCACCAAGTAGACCTTGATTGTCCTTGATGGTGTTTATTAATTTGTCTTTATTGTTCATTTAAACACCTCATCATATGCAGTCTGTGCGAGGTTATCCGTTCGATTTGTTGTGAAAAGATAATAACTGTTGATCACCTGACTCGCAGTCTTGATGTCATTCGTATTTAGCAGTCGACGATTAGCTGCACTAAATCGATTACGCAACTCAAAGAGGACATACTGTAACTGTAGAGAATAAGTCCTCCAATCCGTCACCGGTTGAAAACTTTGTGAGAACAATAACAGTCCATTGAATCGAGAACCTACGTCACGAGTTCTATCCCATGCAGCGATACCAACCTTTGTTTCTGTTGTGCCAGAAACTCCGGTCAACAAGAACTCAGATGCGCCCTGCAATCCACCGGTGATCGCAGCTGCGTGAATCAGAGAATACCCGTTGTCTATGAAAAACTTCATTGACTGTTGACGACGTAGTTGTGTATCTGCTTGAACCTCTCCATCGTCTGCGAATCTTTCAACCACACTGTTTTGTAGTCTGCTAGTCTCACTGGACACACCAATTCGACTACGTTGAATCTTAGACGGAAACTCTGTGTGAGGAATAGAACCCAAGACCAACGGAATCTGCGACATTGCACCGTCAAGGAATACACCGAAAACGAATGCACCCGCAAGTAACTGAGGCACACGACCATAACCACTGACCCCACCTTCTGTCGCGGGTATGACTACCTGTGCCCATGGCAAATCTTTTTCGGGGATTTGACCGGTATCCGGATTATGTACACCACGAATACGCACCTTGACTCTACCCTCAAGTCCAGCAGGTGGTGATGCGTTGATAACTGTACCGAAAAACCATCGGTAGTCATCACCGTAAAATTCTTTCTGTATGGGTCTTAGTATATTCATAAAGTGAAGTCGCTAGGTAGGTCGCTGAGTTTGATCAATTCACATGAGACATTATGGTTTTCTTGTAACATAGTATGACCAATCGCCATTAACAGATAATCTCCACTTTTACGTGAATCAACCGTTGTGTTCACATCCTTTATATCACCCTGAACGTTTGGACTGAGAAAAATCATTCGTAATCTTTTGCCTGGGCTTATCTTTTGTTCAAAGAAAAGAGAACCACTCATTTCTATGGTTATCTTATTCTTCTTTAAAATTTGTCGTATGACTTTGTTTTTTGCTTTTAGTCGCGACTCAAATAAATCTTGATCCTCAATTAATTGAGTTTCGTCATGATAACTTTTAAATTGATTATACGTATTTGTTGATGTGACTTGGTGAATATTCAATGAGTTATATTCATCTGAAAACTTGCCATCAATTTCAAGAGTGGGATCAAAGATAGACTGAACTGCATTATCTTCAATCAACCCATTGACGTAGAAATCGTTTAATATGTCTCTTATAGAAATATGCGAACTATAGGCTTGTCCGGTTGATGCGTCAATATTCGAATAAAGAGAACCAATCGCACCGTCTTCATACAAAGCTAATGCATTATCAATGTTCATTTCTTTAAATCGTTTTATTTCGTAGTATACCTTTAGACCTTCATTTTCATCACTTACACAACCGGTTGCATCAGTATATCGCAATGGTAATTTTTTGTTGATGGGTTCATCTTGTAATAGTCGATCTAAACTTCTCATATAAAGATACGGACTGTATAAATCACCAGAAATGTAAATAGGTGAACCAGTCTTTGTGGTCATTCGATCATTCAACCATCGTATTGCTTCAAGTGGACTCATATAGGGAATGACAACCTTTCTTTCGCCTTGAACACTTCCATCAAACTTAGAGGTTTTCACTATCGTTTTTTTCAGATCTTGTTGAGCAATACCTATGCAAGCATTTTCAAGAGTTGTTTCGTATGATCGACTAATAGATTTGATTGCATCGACATAAACATGTTCTTCTACAAGATCCAAGCTCAATATTTCTGCGCGATCATTCCCCTTTTGTACATCTTTGATACTAGAAAAGAAAAAGGTTTTCTGAATGACTGGTTCATTTGGATCTTCACCATTTGCAATTACTAAAAATAAACGTTCGGTTCCCGATGTTGATAGAGATGAGCGTAAACCAAAATCATCGATGAGTATTACTCCGGCGTCGACGAATGGTTTGTTTAAGTGCTCGAAAAATTGAAGTTGAATAATACTTTCACGAATGTCAATAACCTGATTCTCTCCAGTAGAGGAAAGAACAAGGTCTGCATTAATAATTGTAAAACGTGATTGATTAAGCATTATTCAGACAACAACCTTTGTAGTTCACCGACTATACTATTAATATTTTCTCGTTTGATAATGCGTATTCGCTTTGACAGATCATTTTGATCAACCAAGTAGTCCAGATTTGTTTTGAGTGTTGCGCCACTCAGATTGTCGAAGTATTTGTCCAACCACTCCGCAGAATCATTCTCGTAATGGTGTGTCCCTTCATACTCATAGACAGTGTTTGTCAACGATGCACCCACTTGATTCGGATCACTTGCATCGAAATTACTGGCATATGAGAGTGTCGTTCCACCGGTGAGGTCACTGTCCGATGATATCACGATCTCACCCACGTCCAGATTCTTTCTCACAACAACACCGTTCTTCGCACCAACTAGCACAGCTTGACCTACGGGGTAGATACCTGAAAACTCTGCAGAGGAATCCGCAGTTGACAAATTGAGTTTGCACGTGTAGTGTTTGAAGAACTCGTTCTTTGCACGATCCTGTAACTGATCGATGGTCATCGGCCATCCAGTCTCTCTCAGACGATCGTTCATCAAGTAGAAGGTGAAATCATATTCGGGTTTCTCATAGAGAAGATACGCGAGTGTGTCTGGACGTTCCCCCTCTTTGATTTCATATTCAATGTATGCAGTTATTTGGTCAGCAAATGTATCAATGACATCAGAGTATTGTGACAATCGTTGAAAACTTACACCTTGAGTTTCGTTACCAAATAAGTAACGAACGGTAGGGAAATTTTTAAAATAATTACTCATTAGAAACCCTCGTCCCTGACTAAACCTTTGTGAAGTGCAGTAATTCCACGGAAGGTTAGTGAAATATCAACCTCAACAAATTCTTCTGCGTTATATAATCCAGAAGCAGTTGCATTAAAAGTAGTTTCGACAGATTCAAGATAACATCTTTCAAACTTAAATGCGGGCGTGTAACCACTCTGATTCAACACTTCGATTTGAAAAACATTTGGAAACTCATATGCAAAGGGTGGGCCACCTTCAACTACTGTGATTGCCTCTGGATACACCTCTTCACGAAAAAACTGTACAATATTTTTAATCTCTCGTTGTTCAACACTGTTCCTTGCGATCATTTTAAAACTAAATTGATGTGTTCTTAAATTGACTTTCTCAAACAAGGTTCTTTCATTAGGAGCGGTTGCAACTCTAGTTGCGTTTCTTGAAGCAGCGCCAATTTGCTGACCTGCTTGATCAGCAAGAAAACCAGTAATTGCAGTACCTACGCCTGCTTTACCACGAAAGAATTTTTCAACTCCCGCTCCCAACGCGGCACCCGTTGCGGTGGTTCCAGGCCTTGCAACCGCATTTAGTGCGACAGCTTTTGCCGCACCAGACAATCTTCCTTGATCATCCGATATTGCGGATAGGTTTCCCGCATTTGCGAGTATTCCTAAGTCTGCAGTGTTATATGATACATTATCTCTGAAGGGTAATGCTTTATATAAGGGCAATGTTACTCTACCGAACTCATTATTAGCATTTGTGTTATCATAACTCTGAAACAGTTCAGATGTCGTCTCGATGGTTCCCTCAACAACTTCACCAACTGTATCAACGATACCTTCACGAGTTCGAGCGCCTGCGCCTTTGACTTCATCTGCACGTTCTTTTTTGTTTATCTTAATTTTGTTACTTAAATCGAAGAGTGGTTTGATCTTGTGCACGGCAAAGATGATACGTGCCGGCGCAGTATCAACACCCTCTAAAGGATATCTAAAGTTTCTTCGAAGGTCGCGGTTGTCACAGACTTCGGTGGTTGCTTCGGGATTTTCACGTTCCTTTGCAGTGTCTTGAGCGATTACGACTTCTTCGGTTCGTTGTTCACCTCTGTCATTATTTTGACCACCTAGCCTTTTCAGTTCTGCCTCTCGACGAGAAGACCTAGCCTTCTTTCTCTCGTAAGCATTCATCCCTTCGTATCTTGACATAGTTCGACTCTAAATAAGTAAATTACTGTAAATCTATTTATAGGGAAACCGTGGCATATAAAGGCAAATTCACACCCAAGAATAAAGACAAATACGAGGGTGATCCCACGAACATTATTTATCGTTCAATGTGGGAGCGCCATTGTTTTCGTTGGTGTGATGAAAACTCCAAAGTCAAAAAGTGGAGTAGTGAAGAGGTCGTCATTCCGTACCTATATGAAGTTGACAGACGTATGCACCGGTATTACATGGATCTCAAGATTGTTTTTGAAAACAAAACCGTGTTGGTTGAGATCAAACCGGAAGCACAGACCAGACCACCTACCGGTGCAAGACGAACCAAACGGTATATCTCTGAGGGGTATACCTATGTTAAGAACATGAACAAGTGGGAGGCTGCGAATGAGTATGCCAAGGATCGCGGGTGGGAGTTTCAGATCTGGACTGAGAAGACCGAACCCCTGAAGTCAATGATCGGTGCGACGTTGAAACCCATGAAGAAACTCAAACCACTGCCAAAATATAAGAGAAAAAAGACTAAATAGATTCATGAAACATTTAGAAGAAGTCAACGAATCATACTTCCAACATCTGCGTTTTGCGTGGAGAGTTGCATTTGTGTTGTTGGTTCACGGTTTATTTCCAATGATATGGGAGAACAAAGCATCACAGATGATGGAGCACCGTAGTGAGTAACCTATTTCAGAAGGTAGAGTTCGAGGCATTCCGTGCGGGGATCACACCGCGCACACGAGAGTCTCGTGCATGGTTTAGAAAACGTGTACAGAATATGCGAGTCAACCGACGCGAGTTGATGGACGCAGACATGATCGAGAAGAAACCCAGTTCAATATCGGGTGCGATGTATATGTTTTTCTATGATGCAAAGATGAAAGACACTCTGCCCTATTGGGATGCGTTTCCGGTAGTCATTGCGATAGGGCCTGCAAAGGGTGGGTTCTATGGTCTGAACCTACATTATCTACCGATACCACTTCGTGCAAAGTTTCTTGACAATCTAATGGACATAACGAATAACAAGAGATACGATGAGACGACACAGTTTTCGTTGTCATATCAATATCTGAAGGCTACGAGTAAGATGAAGTATTTCAAACCGTGTTTTAAACATTATCTCACAAGTCAAGTGGAAGGTCAACTGTCCTACATACCACCACCTGAATGGGAAATCGCTACGTTTCTTCCTGCAGCTCAATGGCAGAAGGGTGGTCAAAGTCAAGCATACAGTGATGCGAGGAAAATGATCTAATGGCAAAGATAGATACCATTGACGATTTAAAGGCAAAGGTCAGTGCAGGCCGAGGTTTTGCTTCACCAGCACTTTACTATGTTGTTTTGCCCAGTGATAACAATCGCGATATATCATTTTTCGCAAAGTCTGTACAATTACCATCACGTTCTTTATTGTCAGTCGATCGTGAAATCGGAACAGATGTTCGTAAAGTTGCATACGGTTATCAAAACCCTGAAGTGTCGATGTCATTTCATGTGCTGAATGATCAGAAGACCAGACAATATTTTCAGGATTGGCAGAACAGCGCAGTGACCAGATATTCGGATTTAGAGAATCATGTCGCGATCGCATATCCTGACACATACATGAGACCAGTAAAAATATATCAGATAGAAAAGGGTCTTGCGACAAGAATTCTTAGTAGAAGTAATAATGTAAGAGTAGGCCCAATCAATGTTGGTGTTCAGGGTTCACTTGATTTAAAAGCAAGTGGTCGAATAGTTTACGAATGGAAACTTAACTATGCGTATCCGATCACATTTAGTCAAGAAACTTTATCAGATGATGCTGGCGGAACCATTAGCCAGATAGATATAACATTCTCATATCGTAATTGGACAGGAAAAGCACCAGAAGTTGGTGCAAGAGAAATCACAGTTGATGCTTCAGTGGAAGGCAACACAGATATTGTAAACCAAGCGACTAATCGTGTATACAAAACAGTCGATAAAATCCTTGGAAGAATTTAATTATTGGAGATAGATAATGGCATTACCGCAGTTAAACGACACACCCAAATACACCCTGACTGTTCCGTCAACCGGACAAGAACTTCGATATCGTCCCTATTTGGTACGAGAAGAAAAAGTGTTGTTGATAGCATCAAGTACCGAAGACCCAAAACAGGTCATGAATGCAATTTATGATACCGTTTCTGCTTGCGTTGAAGGCGTTGACATTAACACGTTGACGACTTTCGATCTTGAATATATTTTCATTCAGTTGAGATCCAAGTCTACGGGTGAGACAAGTGAGATCAATGTAAAGTGTCCGTCTTGTGGCCATAAAAATCCAGCGACAGTTTATTTGAATAATATCGTATGCACAAAATCCAATAGTGATCCGATCATTAAAATCACCGATGAGATTACAGTTGAGATGCGATATCCAAGTTACCGTGACGTACCGATGGATACACCAAACGAAGAAGTTGGATTTGGACTTGTTGCAAGTAGCATCAAAAGCGTGATAGTGGGCGACGAGAAAATTGATGTTGCAGATGAACCTTTCGAAAGTGTCGTTAAGTTCATTGAGTCGATGACACAAGATCAATTTACCACAATGTCAAAGTTCTTTGAAGACACACCCAGAGTGAAGTATGACTTACCACTGTTGTGCAGTGAGTGTGGCACAAAAGAAACAATCGAAATAACAGGGATGACCAGTTTTTTTTAATATGCCTCGCACATAACGATCTGTCAAATCATTACAAAATGCATTTTTTATTGCAGAGGCATCACAATTATACGTTGACAGAACTAGATGATATGATACCGTGGGAGAAAGAAGTCCACACCATATTACTATTACAAGCTTTGGAAGAAGAAAAAGAAGCAAAGGAAAAGGCTAAAAATGGCGGCAATTACACTGGATGATGTAGTCATCGAACAAATGGAAACCAATGAGACTTTGAGTGAATTGGACTCGAAGACTCGCGTGCTTGTGATATCACAAGCAGATGGTTTTCAGAGAATGGTTGATAAGTTTCAAGAATTTATTGATTTTTCGAAAGGCGCAGAAGAAAGACGAATCTTGGCAGAAAATGAAGCTGCTCGTGAAAGAGAACGAGATGGTACAAGACCAGATGTATTGCCTGAAGCGCCTGATTCTGGACTGCCAAAAATACCAACCGGTGATGAGTCAATGTTCACCGGTTTTCAGTTAGCCTTAGGTGCAGGTGTCGCAGCGACCGTTGCAACAGCCACAGGTTATCTTCAGTCTTGGTATAAAATAGTTACGTTAGGGTTTAGAAGTTTCAGTACTGACATGGCTAAGTTAACTACATCCCTTGGAAAGTTATTTGCTCCAATTGGACGAATAATTACATCCGTAGGTGGCGCACTTGGCAGGTTCTTTGGGATCACCGATGATGTGGTAAAGGTTTTTGGTGCACTTCGAGCATTTTTTGACCCATTCGGTAAATTTATTAGTCTACTCGCAAAAAGTGGTTTTGTTCAATTTGCAGGCAACTTCTTTAAAGCAGTTGGTCGTGTTGCAGCACCATTACTCTTATTGATCGATGTCTTCAAAGGAGTCACTAAAGAGGTTGGTGAACTCGAAGAAGATGCTACAATTTTTCAAACTCTTGGTGCGGTACTGGAAGGTGTGGTACGAGGAATAGCTAACTTCGTATTCTTCCCCATCGATTTACTGAAAAAGGTCTTAAGCTTTATTTTAGGGTTTGTTGGGTTCGAGTCCCTTGAAAATGCATTAGATTCCTTTAGTTTTGCAGAGTTAGCCGGTGACCTTACTATGTTCGTACTCGATATACCCGCGAAAATTGCTGGTTTTCTTGGCGACAGTATCAAGAAATTGATCAATATGTATTTTAATTTATTCTCTAACATATTCAATACAATTGGTGTGGGTTTAAACGTAATGGGTCAAATGGCGGGTCAAGCAATTGACTCCTTAATAGAAAAGTTGGTTGCCATACCTGAGTCAATTTTCGAGTGGTTCGGTGGTCTTTTCGATACAATTAGTGCAACCGTCTCTGAAAAACTTTCCGGTGTTATGTCTGGAATCGGTGATTTCTTTGGCAACCTATTCGACTTTACTGAGATAAAGAAAAAACTTACATATATGTTTGCAGAGATAGGTATACCTAGAATTGAATTTGATTTACCGATCATAGGAAAAGTGGGTTTTGGGCCTTTCTACCCCTTTGCAACGGAGGCTGGTTCTGAATTCGTGAACGCTTCGAATTCTATAGAAAGTAGATCTGAAAGTACTGCTAATGGTTACACGAACATTGAAGATCAAAGATCGGGTGTGAGTTCAATCGGTTCATTATCACTCGATGAAAATAATGCTGGAATGACGGGTTCACGTGCATTAACAAGTCAAACATATACGACAGATGAAGGTGGTGACACAGTTCAAAAAAGTGACAAAGTGTTTGCAGATTTTGATTATGAATCTGGAAAGGGTACTGTTTCCTTTACGACAAATACATTTTTTGATAACTTAGAAAGTGACACCTTTGGTGAACTTGAAAATTTAAGAGAAGACTATGAAATTGGCCCAGTGACGATGGGTAGAATTCGTCGTATGATTGATGCGGGAGCAACACCCGAACAGGTGAGGCAGTTTATAATTTTAGAACAACAAACTATTTCAGAAAAAATGAGTTCAGTTCTTTCTAGTACAAAAGAAAGGGTTGGTGCAGCTATGGACAAAGCAGTGAATTTCTTTGGTTTTGGTGGAGACGAACAAGTTGCAGAAAGTATTTCTGGTGTCAACACCGGTGATTCACGACCATTAACTGCGGCGATTGAAGGTGGAACGATGGAATCTGTTGCAAATTCTCAATCATCTCCACCTGTAATAGTGCAAGACAACTCTGTGATTGCTCCCCAGACATCAACAAATGTGACTCAGATGGGAGATACACCGGTCGCGGCCGCTACTAAAGATAACGGCACACGACTCAGTGCAGCTTATGGTTAATCCTCTGCGGCGAGTTTGGAGAAGAACGACATTGTATCTTCGTCGTCGTCTGCCACCGCTGCTCGAGGCTCTGGCGCCGGAGATGATCGCATTGGCGCAGGTTCACGTACCGGTTCCATCTCGTGTGCTGTCGGACGCTCATCACGCCAGTTTGAAGTCGATTCTCCAAGAACCATCTGAAGACGCGCCTTCAACTCATCATAAGTCTTGTAATTCGCAGGATCAGTAAACTCGTTCAAGTCATACAGACCGTTGTAAATTACTTCGAGTTGATCATCGTCACCGTTCAGAAGAGGTGCGGGTGATGCGAACTCAGACTTATCGTAGTTGCGGTATCCCTCAACGTTTCGGATCTTCAACTTGAATGAAGCACCTTCCCAGAAGTCGAATGGATCGACCGGAGTTTCGTCTTGGAATTGCGGTTGCATCATATCCATCAACTTGTCAAAGATCTTCTTACCGAATGTGTATAAGAATACCTTGCCTTCGTTCTCAGGATTAGATGGGTCTGACTCAACATAGATGTTGGTCACATAGTGAAGACGACGCTTACGTTCACGAACGAGTGCGCGGAGTTCATCTGACTCAGTCGCCCAGTCAGCACTGTTCATTTCTGAAACAGGATCTTGTTGACCGATAGATGTCAGTGACTTCTCAATATACCATTGACCGGTGGGGCCTTTGAAACCGTGATCCCAGTAACGAACGAACGGGACTTCGCCTGCTCGTGCGGGTAGGAATCGAATGACAGCATAACCGTTGCCCGCCTTGTCAACCGTAGGTTTCCATTGACGTTCATCGATGTATGATGACTTATCTTTTTTGGTTTCGGGGTTTGCTGCTGCAACCAAGTCAGCGATAGAATTACGGTTGCGTTTTAGATCTGCAAAAGACATATGAGTTTCCTCTGTATAGTTTCTAGTTTGTTTGTTGTCACTGTATACGTGACATAGTATATAGTACCAAAACTATTCGGACTTTTCAAGGGGTTTCCAAATAGAATCGGCAGTATATACAAACGACCCTAAGCATTCCTTATCCCACTGGTGTGGTTCAATTAGGCTTATGATCGGATTACCTTCAACAAGGTAAAGATGGTATGTCACCCCAACACGGGGGACAAAGTTGTACGATGCGTTGTAAAGATAGTCGTTTATCTTTGAGAGTTCCACTAGATTCTGATATTCCTGATTGAGTAGTTCTAATTTGTTCTCGAAATAATTACGTGCGAGTGACCCTCGTTCTGTCTGAAACAGTTTCGTATCAGGCAGTTCGATTGGTGGTGCGGCGTTGTTGTCGCCATAGGTAAGTAACGCACGTTTTTTAGTCAATGGGTAAGACCGAATCGCCACCCTGAATATATCGTAGACGTTTCGCGTCAGCCTCCAGTTTGTCTTTAATCACCGGACTGATATATTTCTTAGCGTCTTCGGGTTCAATCTTGTGTTTCTCGCAAAGATGAATGATAGCATCAAGATAGTTCAACGAGAGATTTCGCACTGCGTCCTCAATCATCACCTGAAATCGTTTCTTGGTCATCACCAAGTCTTGTATCTGACTGTCGTCTTTTATTTCCATATCATACCTAAGTCGGGGTAGTAGACACCCTTGGTTCGTTTCGCAAGGCCTTCTTCGTCATATGCACGTGCCACACAGATTGGCACAGACTTATACTCACGATTCAAACCATAGTGAGAGTCTAACCAGACACCGGTTCTCAGGTAAGTCTGCATATTAGACACATAATGTTTTGACAAAAGATCTGTGTTCTTTTTCCAAGCACTGATCCACAACTTCACCTTGTCGGGGTGTAACTTGTGATCCTCATCCAACTCAGAAACCGATGGATGTATTGCCGGTTCGTAGAACATCCTTTCCCGAAGATCTCCACCCTTTTCGATCAAAGGTAGAATGACCTCACGTAAGGCCTTCTCGACTCTCTCAGGCATAAACCCTAGTTGTATTGCCTTCCAACCATGTTTCGCCATTGATGCGAGATAGACATCCGGTAGTTGAGATATATCAACACCCCAACCACTTTCGGTCTTTATCCACTTTTTTATCGAGTGCATATACTCACGATCCGACACTTCATAGTGTACAAAATCTTCGCACTGAAGAAAAGCGTTGTACCGATCCTGTTCGGTTTTTGCCTTACGCAAACGATCCCACTTGGGTTCGGGTATCAGTGTCGCTTTTTTCTTTGGAGTTGGTCTCTTAATCCGTGCTGCCATCTTCAAACAATCCGCACCAGTTACAAGCTTTACCCTTCTCAATATTCATCACTGCACGTTCTTTTGCACACTCGTGACGCCACATATCGTAGGGTCTCTCTAATGGGTTTTCGCTCTCAAAAATCTTATCCCAGTTGTCGGCAAAGACTTTGTGATCAACCGAAAACGGGCGTGGTTTCGATCCCTTTCCGCTCATATGTTTTCCACCATTCAGGTTTATCTCGTCGTGTCCACTTCGCAAACGCACGTTTGTCCTCCCAGTAGAATTGACGATAGGATGTAAGTGAATCACCCTCAACAATGCAATGTGGATACTGCGCCATTGCGGGGGTGGGTTGTGTAAATGGTGCGTCACTGATACCAGATGGAGGCAATAACAGAATGTACTCCAGTTTTAGTTTGGTTAGGTGTTCGCGACCGTAACGGTATGTATACTCTTCACAAAGTTGTGTCCAGAGTTCATACAACCAGTTATAGTTTGCAGCTGACTCACGCACCCATTTTGCGGATGGGTGGTTTACATGGCACGCCTTGTACAGTTCGTTGTTCATAAATGAGTCGGGATGCATAAATCGTTTGATACGTCGACCAGCAGTGGTACGACCTTCCCACTCGTGACCGTCAATCACGCGGTGAGCAGTTGACATCAACTGTGCATACTCGATAATCATTTTGACAACGTGTTTGTCAACGTGTTGTTGAGCGCAAACTAATGGATCTGGATCAAGATAAAAAATGTTCATAATTAGACTTGTATAAATGTAGTATTGATTTTGTCACAAAATCTTTCACGGGATAATGCTGAGTATACTCTATCTCTTCTAACAATTCAAGGTGTGGATGTTCAGATACAACTTGTTGTACATCTTCACCTTCCATGTTGTCAATCAGAATGTAGGGTATCTCTAACTGCAAACACGATAACAGGTCTGTCTTAGCTCCATCATATTTGTGTTCACCGTCAATGAACGCATAATCAAAAACACCAACGTCGTGATCACTCACTGCGTAAACCGACGATCTCTTATAAAACTGGTACCGGTCACCGTAGTACAGTCTACCCAAATCGCACCAAGCAACTCTAGGTATTTTTTTCTGTAGTTCTTCTGGATCTGGGTGCCTCCAAAGATCTGACCATGTGCTCCATGCGACAGGATCATAAGTATGAATGGTTGCGTTAGGGAAAGTCTCAAGTTGCATTGACGCACTGTAACCCATACAATGTCCGAACTCTAAAATCTGTTTCGCATCACCTACGTGGGGTTTGATACTGTTTTCAAACCAATCAAATAGTTCATCGGTGTGAGGTAGGAATCCCCACATCTGACCACGCAAAAGAGTCAGATTTCTCCATATAGCTGGAGATCGACTGCTGATTCTAGTCGATATGTCGATCAAGGAATTTCTCTCCGCGTTTGTCAACCCACGTTGCGATGTCGTAGATCGCAGAGATCAACATATAAAACAAATCCCACATTAGTGCAAGTGGGAATATCAATGCCAGTTTAAGATATCTTTTCATAGCTTCTCCAATTGGATACCGCACTGTTTTAAGAATTCTTTACCACTACCCTTCGAAGATTCATAATCCTCTTGATAGTACACCGTATTTATCCCCGTCTGGTGAATCAACTTTCCACACTCGATACAAGGCATATGAGTACAGAACAAACTCGCACCCTCACCCGACTCAGTAGACCGTGCGAGTTTGGTGATTGCGTTTGCTTCTGCGTGTAGGACTTCGGGTTTGGTGTACCAGTCGCCATAGACATCCAGATCTTCGCCTGCCACATCAAACATCACACCTTCGTTGGGTTTCCACTCTTCGCAGTTGTTATCCCATCCAGAAGGGGTGCCATTGTAGCCTACGGAAATGATGCGATCATCCTTGACGACAACCGCACCAACTCGTTTCTTTCTTGCCGTGGACAGTTCTGCGGTCTTCTCCGCGATGTCCATATAGTAATACCGATACTTACTCTTTACCATGACTACTCCTTATCAAAAAAGTCAGCAGGTTTCAACTCATTGTACAATTCACAGGCCTCAGACCGGAAACCCTCAACAGTGAGTCTCTCAATCTCGGCCTCGATTCGTTCTCGTTCGACCATACCGCGTTTGTAATACCGTTGGTCATCTGAGTATGTATAGTACCAGTCATGAGACTCCAACATTTCTTTCAAATCTTCTAACATTACGCAATCCCCATAATGATACCAATTCGTTTCTGCTTGTTGACATTCACTGTCACTGTAGAACCAACTGAACGTTCAGCTTCACCGACCATATCAAGATAGGTCAGCTCTTCTAACACTCGTTTACCGTACTTGGTAAACTCGACCAAATAGGTTCGCCAAATATATTCAGGTCTTACAAACATTACGCGACCTCCATCATTGCTTCAAGTTCGTCGAACTGTTCGTCGATACCGT